GGCCGAAATTGGTTCTATGACCTGTGGAACCTCGGGCAAGAAGACAAGGATGCTGACTGGAAGAGTTGGCACTTCACCACTGCGGACAACCCTTTGATCGACCCAACTGAGATTGAGTCGGCTAAGAAGACTCTCTCCAGCTTCTCCTTCAAACAGGAATACATGGCGTCATTCTCCAATGCGGGGTCTGACATCTTCAAAGAGGAGTGGATCAAGTACGGGGAGGAGCCTGACTACGGGTCTTATTTCGTGGCGGTGGACTTGGCTGGCTTTGAGGAGGTTGCCAAACAAGCGGCAAATTCCAAGAAGCGCCTGGACGAGTCGGCCATTGCTGTGGTCAAGGTCACTGATGACGGGAAGTGGTTTGTCAAAGAGATCGAACACGGGCGCTGGGACATCAGGGAGTGTTCTGCCAAGATTCTGATGAAGATGCGGGATTACCGCCCTCTGTCCGTGGGGATTGAGAGGGGGGCGCTGAAGAACGCTGTTTTGCCGTACCTGTCGGATTTGATGCGTAAAAACAATGTGTATTCGCACATCATTGATTTAACGCATGGGAACCGAAAGAAGGCTGATAGAATCATTTGGTCGTTGCAGGGTCGGTTTGAGCATGGCAGAATCATCCTTAACAGAGAAGAGGACTGGTCTGCGTTCGTTGACCAATTGATAATGTTCCCTGCACAAGGGGTACACGATGACCTCCCTGACGCCCTTTCCTATATTGACCAGCTTGCTGTCACCTCATACTTTGAGGAAGATGATTCAGAAGACTGGGAGCCAATGGACATCATTTCGGGGATTTAGTCATGGAACAAAACGAGTATGAAGAGCCAACACAGTCAGACAAAGACCTGACTGATTTTGTAATTGGTCACTGTGACCGTTGGCGCGACTACCGCAACACCAACTTCATGACCTCGTATCTTGAGTACGAGCGCATTTTCCGTGGCGAGTGGTCGTCTGAGGACAAAACCCGCGAATCTGAGCGTTCACGCATTGTGACTCCAGCCACCCAACAGGCTGTTGAGACACGACACGCTGAAATCATGGAGGCCATCTTTGGTCAAGGCGAGTTTTTCGACATCAAAGACGACATACGAGACGTAAACGGCAATCCGATAGACGTTGAACTGCTCAAAGCGCAGATGATGGAGGACTTCAAGGTCGATAAGATCAGGAAATCCATCGACCAGATCGAATTGATGGCCGAAATCTACGGCACTGGCATTGGCGAGATCATTGTCAAGACAGAAAAGGTCTTTGAGCCAGCCACCCAAGCGATTCCTGGTCAACCAAACCAAGCCGCTATCGGTGTGGTCGAGAAAAACCGCATTGCGGTCAAGATTGTCCCTGTTAACCCAAAGAATTTCTTGTTTGACCCCAACGGTACGTCCATTGATGACTGTATGGGTGTGGCAATTGAGAAGTATGTGGGCATCCACAAGGTTGTCGAGGGCATGGAAAGCGGTATCTACCGTAAGGTGGACATCGGAACCGCCACAACAGACACGGATTTGGAGCCAACCCAAGAGGTTACCCAGTACCAAGACGAGAAAGTCTTGTTGCTGACCTACTACGGGTTAGTACCTAGAGCCATGTTAGAGGGTGATGACGCTGATGTTGTTGACCTCTTCCCTGAAGACTCTTTGGCTGATGACTATTCAAACATGGTTGAGGCCATTGTGGTCATTGCCAACGATGGGGTTCTCCTGAAGGCAGAGGCCAACCCTTACATGATGAAAGACCGCCCGATCATCTCTTACCAAGATGACACTGTGCCCAACCGTTTGTTGGGTCGGGGTACGGTGGAGAAGTCCTACAATATGCAAAAGGCCATCGATGCACAGGTGCGTAGCCACTTGGACTCTCTGGCGCTGACCACCAGCCCCATGATGGGCTTGGATGCCACCCGTCTGCCTCGGGGTGCTAAGTTTGAAGTCAAGCCTGGCAAGGCTTTTCTGGTCAACGGCAACCCTGCTGAGATTCTCTACCCGTTCAAGTTTGGCGAAACAAGTCTGAACAACCTGTCTACGGCCAAAGAGTTTGAGCGTATGTTGCTTCAGGCGACTGGCACGATGGACTCGCAGGGCATGGTTAGTCAGGGCAACCGAGACGGTGCTGGTATGAGCATGGCAGTGGCGACCATCATCAAGAAATACAAGCGTACCTTGGTGAACTTCCAAGAGGACTTCTTGATTCCATTCATCCAGAAAGCGGCTTTCCGATTCATGCAGTTTGACCCAGAGCGTTATCCCTCGGTGGATATGCGCTTCATTCCTACGGCTACCTTGGGCATCATTGCTCGGGAGTATGAGCAACAACAGTTCATTGGTCTGTTGCAGACACTTGGCCCGAACACCCCAGTGTTGCCTCTCATCCTGAAGGGCATCTTGAACAACAGTTCTTTGACCAACCGCTTTGAGTTGATGGCGGCTTTGGATCAGATGAGCCAGCCCAACCCTGAAGCACAGCAGATCCAACAAGTTCAGCAGCAGTTGGCCTTGCAAGCTGCACAGGCCCAGATTGCGGTGGACACGACCAAGGCAGAGCAGAACCGTGCTGAAGCGCAGAAGTTGGCGCTTGAGACACAGTTGATGCCTCAAGAGGTTCAAGCCAAGGTGCTGGCATCTGCCACGAAGAACCTTCCCGCTGGTGGTGAGTCGGACGAGTTTGACAAGCGAGTTAAGATTGCTGAGTTGATGCTGAAAGAGGCTGACATCAAGAACAAGTCCAAGATTGTGGAACTTCAGATGGCAGACAAGCAAAACAGAGTGTCAGGCATGGAGGATGATTTCCTCACCCAGCTAACTCAGGAGTTGAGCAATGGACGTTGAAAGCCTTGCCAAACAGCTAATCCTCAAGGGGATGACGGAGGAGCAGCAATCTGCTGTTCTTGAGTCCATCAAAAGCACGATGCTGCAAGCCAGGGCTGTGCAAAAACAGCGTGTTGGCGAAAACGTCCAAGTTGTTGTCCAAGCCCTGAAGAAGCTGGAAGCCGACATTAAGGCCCGATACGATGAGACGGGCAAGGCCATTGAGAAGCGAGTCGCCTCAATCAAGGATGGCAAGGACGGACAAAACGGCATCAACGGTAAAGATGGCAGGGATGGTCGCCCAGGCCGTGATGGAGCAACGGGGCCAAGGGGCAACGATGGTATGCCAGGGCGCAATGGTATTGATGGGGTGGATGGTGTATCAGTCACCAATGCCTTTATCGACTTTGATGGCAGCCTGATTATCAACCTGTCCAACGGGCAAGATTTGAACGTGGGCGAGGTAGTAGCCCCTGACTTGGCTGAAAAGATCAAAGTGATCACCAACGGTGGTGGTACGAGCCAACAGGTCTTAGACACCTTGGCAAGCCTCCAGAGCCAGATCAATGATCTGATTCCGAGTCAAACTGGCAATGCGGGAAAGTTCCTGACAACCAACGGTTCGGTTTTGTCATGGGGCAGCGCAGTTGGTGGCTTAAGCTACGAAGGCACTTGGGACGCAAGCACAAACACACCCACACTAACGTCTGGTACAGGAACCAACGGTTACTACTATGTGGTGTCAACGGCTGGTTCGACCAACCTAGATGGCATCACGGATTGGAAAATCGGCGATTGGCTGATTTTTAACGGCACTGATTGGCAGAAGATCGACCAAAGTTGGGCGATTGCAGGTGTCAACGACAACATCACATCGATGACGGGGCTGACGGGTGGCATTTCTTCGCCCGATTTCATCCAATTTGATACTGCTGCTGTTGTAACAGACGCAACGGGTCGTCTGTACTACAACGATGACGACCAGTTCCAAACATTGGCGTTTCAGATGAACGGCAGTGTCATCCAGCACGTTGGTCATGAGATTTTCTACCGTGTACGTCTAAGTGCCGCTGCCACCAAAGGCCAGGTGCTTATGTTCACTGGTACTCTAGGGGCTAGTGGTGGACTGACCGCTGCGCCAGCAACAGGTCTGACGTTTGATCAGTCGAATTACCTTCTCGGCATTGCGGGTGAAAGCGGTGCAACCAACGATTGGATCACGGTTTACGAGTTTGGCGAGGTCACAGGCGTAAACACATCAGCTTTTACGCAAGGTCAGATTCTCTATTACGACCCAACAGTAACTGGTGGCCTCACAGCGACCAAGCCGAATAC